TACCCGTCGCAGGGGCTCGATCTGGACAGTGGAAACGCGGTGAACTACACGCCTCTGCTCGGCGGCGAAACCATCGACGTCACGAATCGCGCCGTTTCCGGATCCGTCGTGCTCGATCTGACGGCGGCGCAGGAAGTCACGTTCATGGGCAACGTCAAGGCCAACACCCTGCAATCGATCGGCTTGATGCACGGCACCACGGCTGGGTACAAGGTGATGCTCTTCGCTCCTGCGGCGCAGTTGATCAACCCGAAGAAGGTCGACGTCAACGGCAAATTGATGTGCGGTTACGACGTGCGTCTGACGCCATCTGCCGGCAACGATGATCTGAAAATCGTGGTGCACTGATGGGTCTGCGCATCGTCCCAAACCCCACATTCCTGGCGAAGATCCCACTGACGATCGCCGGCGAGGACGCCCCGGCGATCCTGGAATTCGAATTCCGGCACAAGTCACCGGAAGCGCTCAAGGAGTGGTTCACCACCTTCGGCGATCGCGACACATCGAGCGCATTGGCTGATGTCGTCGTCCGATGGACTGGCGGCGTCGAAGATGAACACGGCCAGACAGTGCCATTCTCGCCGGCGAATTTCCGAATCTTCCTATCCGCGCACGGCCCGCGTGCCGAAGACCTGCTACGCGGCTACATCAAGGAGTTGACCGAAAGCCGGCAAAAAAACTGATTTCGGCGGCGCGGCGCCTGGCCAGGGGCGACGTTGGCAGCCGACCCGATCAGGACGCACTCGCAGCTTTCGGGATCCCGATCGAAGCGATCCCGGAAGAGCATCACCTGGAAATCTGGCCGGAGAACTGGCGCATCGTGGAGGCATTCATCGGCATGGAAACACAATGGAACTACGGCGGCATGAGCGGGCGCCCGATCGGAATGCGCTATGAGGCGCTCCCCGTAGTGCTATCCGCGATCGGAATTGCTGACGCAGATCGCGGGGAAGTCTTCGCTGGAGTGCGTCTGATGGAACGTGCCACCCTCGAGGAGGTACGCCGTGGCTGACCCGAAAACGACAATCGTCATTTCTGCGGTTGATCAGACGCAGGCCGCGCTCAATTCGGCGACGCAGGGAATCAAATCGCTCTCCAGTGCTGTCGGCGGAATCCCTGGGTTCGGCCCGCTGATGGCCAGCATCAGTGCCTTTGCCAGCCTCGGCGCTTTCAAATCGCTGATCTCCGATACCATTTCGTGGGCTGCCGAGATGCAGCGCGCCTCGCTGCGCACCGGGGCATCGGTCGAATCACTCACGGCGCTTGGCAAGGTCGCGCGCCTATCTGGCACCGATCTAGGCAGCGTCGAATCCGCGCTTGTCAAAATGTCACGGGCTCTGTCCGGGGCGGATGATGACGCCAAGGGTGCCGGACACGCACTTGCTGCGATAGGCCTGGATGTCGCGACGTTGAAATCGCTCGATCCGGCAAATGCCATGCTTGAAATTGCCAGGGCACTCTCGAAATGGGCGGACGACGGCAGCAAAACCGCCCTGGTCATGGCCATCCTCGGCAAGAACGGCGCCGAGATGCTTCCGCTACTCAAAGATTTGGCGACGCAGACCGACCTGAACGGCAAACTGACCCAACGGCAGGCCGAAATGGCAGCGAACATGGAGAAGGAATGGGCCAAACTGACGGCAACAGGTGGCATCTGGGCCAAGTCCATTGCTCTGGAGATTATCCCAGGACTGAATAAGATACTCGAACAGATGACAGAAGGAACCCGCATCGCTGGCGGGTTTGCGCAGGCGTTCGTTGAGTTCGGCGCCGGGCTGTCTTTTGCGACAGGCGGGATAGAAGGAACGCGCAAGGAAATTGCCCGGCTGAACGCCGAAATGGCAAGCGGAAGAGCACAAAACCTACTGGACATGGGTTCAACAGACCTTTCAGGAACCGAGGCAAGCCTGGCCAAAATGCAGAGGCGCCTCGAATACCAGAAGGTGCAGCAACGCCAGGATGCACTGCAAAACTCCGGGGCGGCTTTCGAAGATCCCCGCGATGTGCTTTCGAGGAGACTGCCGAAGCTCAATTTCACTGCGCGCGACCCAAAGGCAGAAAAAGTCGGCCGTGGCCGCGCGCCGGCCAAAGAACGCGCCCCCGGCAGCGTCCAGGACTACGACGCCATCCTGATGGAGCGCGTCGCGCGCGCCATCGAGGGCACCGATATCGTCAAGGCCGAAGAACTGACGCGGATGCTGGAAAAACTCGATGTCCTGGCCGCCTCTGGGCTCGATCCGGCACTGATAAAGGCTGTGCGAGACGATCTGACTGGCGCCACGAAAGCCGCAGCAGATGAAGTCAAACGGCTGAATGATCTGCTTGAAAAGACGCCAACGGTGCAGATCGAAAAAGCACGCGACGACATGGTGTTCCTGACCAAGGCACTGGAAGCCGGCAAGATCAAGGAAGAACAGTACCTGGAAGCGGTCACCGCCCGCCTGGACCTTGGCGGAAAGTTGAAGGAGACCCTCTCCGACATGGACCAGTTCGCCGTGCAGGCGGCCAAGAACATGCAGGATGCATTTGCAGAGTTCCTTTTCGATCCCTTCAAGAATGGCACGCAGACGATGCTGCAATCCTTCGGCATTGCCATCCGCCACATGATCGCCAACGCCGTGGCCGCCGATCTGGGCAAACGCCTGTTTGGCGACATCGGCGCCGGCAATGGCGTCGGCGGACTCGTTGGCGAGGGGCTCGGGTGGCTGAAAGGCGCGATTGGCGGATCGTTCGCCGTCGGTACCGATTACGTCCCGCGCGACATGATCGCGCAGATACACAAGGGCGAGCGGATTGTCCCTGCAGCCGAGAATCGCATGGGCGGCGGTGGTGGTGACGTCAACATTCACGTGAACCTCGCCGGCACTTCCGGAAATCCTGCCGAAGTGCGCCGCGCAGCCGGCCAGGGAGCGCGCGAGGCATGGATAGCTCTGCAGGGAGCCCGCCGCTATGTCTGAGTTCCTGGAACAGCGCATCGCCGGCAGCATCAGCTACGGCTCATCCTACACCGACCAGTATTCCGTGACCGTCACACAAACAGCTTCCGGCGCCGAGTTTCGAAAGCTGGTGCATCCGTATCCCGTTCGCCGATTCCGCCTGATATTCCGCGAGTCGCTGGCCAATGTCTGGGCCGACGTGCTCAACTTGTACCACCGTTGCTATGGCCGATACGCCGGATTCAGAGCAAAGGCCTTCGACGACTTCACGACCGCCGCGGATGGGCGCAGCGCTCCGACCAAGGACGACCAGGTATTGACCTACGTATCCAGCGGCGTCTATCAGTTGCGCAAGGTCTACGGCCTGGATGCGGCAGGCATCGGCATCGGGCGGCCGTCGCGGGTGATCTACAAGCCGGTCACCGGAACGACGCTGATCGCCAAGAATGGCACGCTGGTTAGCTCCGGAGTCACCGTCGACACCACTACCGGGCGCGTCACCATCTCGCCGGCTCCGTCCTATCCTGCCGACGTGATCACCGGCGGATGCGAGTTCGACATCCCGGTGCGCTTCGATACCGACCTGGCCGTCGACCAATCCGCGCCGGCTATCCGCATGCTCGAGGGCGTCGAACTGGTGGAATTGCTGTCGCCATGAAGTCTGTTGTCGCTGATTACCGCTACCGCGCGCTCTGCATGCGAATCGTCCCGACGGCCGGCAGTCCGATCTACCTGACCGATCATCCGCGCGACTTGGTGATGAGCGGGCATACCTACCTGTCGACGGCGGGATACCAGTTCACCGGCTACTCAGGCGCGGCAGGATTCTCCCCGGCGGCGATCGATATCGAGGGCATTGCCGGAGCATCCGGATTGACCCGGGCTGCGGTAGGTAGCGGCCTGTTCGATGGCGCGCGCTGTTACGTCTTCGCTACGACGTGGACTTCTCCCGTCGAGGATGAAGAGCCGATCACGGCGGGCACCTTCGGCAAGGCGACGCTGCTGGATGACCGCTATCAGATTGGCGGGGTCTCGCTGGTCGACGCGCTCAATCAGACTGTTGGCCAGACCTACGGAGCGCAATGCCCGAAGGTTTTCGGCGGTCAGGAATACGGCGGCTGTATGGTCAACCTCGCCGCCAACGGAAACACCGTTACCGGCACCCTGACCAGCGTCACAAGCGCATCCGTGTTCACGGACAGCGGGCGCGGCGAAGCTGCGGACACATTCGGAGCCGGCACGATCCAATTCACCAGTGGGCCGAACGCCGGGCTGAAGGCGCTGGAAATCAAGAGTTTTTCCGGCGGCGTGTT